AGAACCACCTTTACCGCCTTCGAAAGTAGGGTTATTCCATGTGCCACCAGCGCCACTTGGACCTTCTCCGTTAATACCAACGCCACCGCCACCAGGGCCGCCACCGCCACCGCCATTTGCGTAAGCGGCCATACCACAACCACCGCCACCGCCTCCACCAGAACCAGAACTACCTGAAGTTTGGTTACCACTACCACCAGCGCCACCCACTCCAGAATATCCACCAGCACCACCACCAGCAGAAGAATTGTTTGGTGAACCATTACCACCATTATTTTTAGTATCTGCTTTTGATTTAGATGTAGAACCAGCAGTTGGGCTTCCATTATCAGCACTATTCATATAAAATAAATAAGATGATTCAGGGGAATTTTGACCAGCCGAAGATGATGTTATACCATTTACATATCCATAAAAAGACCAACCATATTGACTGCTTTGTTGATAACTTTGGAAATTAACATAATAAGTTTGTCCTGGAGTAACACTTACACTATTAGAGTAACCAGCGGCTCCACCACCACCACCTACACCTGAAGTTACCTGATTACAGTATGAAGAACCACTAGCACCTTGACCAACTCCAAATATTGAAATTGATGTAACACCTGGTGGTGCTGTCCAAGTTGTGTTACTGCCTGAACCAGTACCATACCATTGACCAGGTTGTGTATCTGTTTGAACACTATTTGCTGTGGCTGTTCCAGCATCATTTGTTAAGGTAACAGAAAATCTAAATTTATAACCAGCATCAGCCCCACTTATAACATAAGTAGAATTTGTTGCTCCACTTATGTTTGACCAAGAAGTAGCGTCTGAACCTCTTTGCCATTGTCTAGTAAAATCTCCAGATGTATTCCAAGCACCGTCAGTTCCAGTTAATGTTTGACCAGTTTCGACTGTTCCTGTAACTACTGGAACACTTACATTTTCAGGTTCAATAACTGCACCTGAAGCCAAAATCATGTTGTTACCTAAACTCATTTTTTATCTCCTAATTATGACATATCTTGAGCAGAAATAAATCCATACCAAGTAGTTCCGCCGTCAACTGTCATTAAAACAATTACATCATGGTTAGAACTTGATAAAGCTGGTGCTTGACCACCGGCCCACTTAACAGCGGCACCCCATGCAATAGTATATGCTGAACCACCTATTTTAAGAACCATGCTGTAAGCATCTCCTGAAGCTGGAACATTTGTAATTGTTAGTGTTGTTATATTTTGCGAAGGTGTGAAAGAAAAAGCATTTCCTGTAGAGCAATCTAAAGTTAATGTTCCTGTTGATTGCGTAACATTGTTACTTGTTTCTCTAAGTGAAGTTGCTTTTATAGTTGTGGCTGTAACTGCACCAGCTACAGAACCACCTATTGTTGTCCCGTCAATACTCCCGCCGTTTATATCAGCAGTCGTTATTGTTCCAGCATTTGATATAGTAGCACCAGTAAAGTTAATTGTTCCTGTGCTTGTTAGATCTGTGGCTGTAATAGCACCAGCTGTTGTTCCACCAATAGTTACTCCGTCAATCGTCCCCCCGTTCAGGTCAACAGTAGTTACTGTGCCTAAATCAGAAATCGTTGCACTAGCGGCTGATATGGCCGCAGAATCAAGTGTAACAGTTCCGCTACCTACTAGCGTTCCACCTACACTTAAAGTTTTTCCTGAACCGACTTGCAGTCCAACTGAAGTTCCTGAACCAGCGGCGGCGAAAAGAGCATCAATAGAGTCTAAATCAGTATTTAATTTAGTTCCCCATGTGTCCGTAGAAGCACCGACTTCTGGCTTAGTCAGATTCAGATTTGTTGTTGTTGTATCTGCCATTTGCATTTACTCCTTAAAAGTTATGCCGCTACCTTATAGACTTCAGTCCATGTTGTAGAAGCGTTTGGTTCATCAACCCATTTTAATCTTGCACTAAAGTTTGTAGATGATTGGGCTGATATATTTGAAACATCTATAAACACTATTCTATTACATACAGCCGTAACTGTAGAAACTCCGTTAATAGGATATGGATTACCACTAAATGTAACATTTGCGTTTGCACTTAATGATGAAGTAGCTTGTGCGGGTATTATACCACCACTTATTACTTGCCCTAATAACGAAACAGTTGCGACAGCATTAACTGTTATTTGTGGTTGTGCTACATATCCGCCAATACAAGAGATAGTTGCGACAGCATTAACTGTAACACTTGCATCTCTAATTGTTCCAGCGGAATAATTACCATAACCATATTCACCAGAAGAATAAGTATCTACAGGGTGAGCCGCAGATAAACTTAAACTTGATGATGAAGTTGAAGATATTTGACCACTATCGGTATATCCCCAAACTCCATAAAGATTAGAACTGTAGCCACCTTTACCATAACCTCTCCATGCTCTATTTGTAAAGCTAGATGAAGCTGTTATTGTGCATGAAGCATCTGAGTAACCCCACTCTCCATACACATTGGAAGAATATCCACCTTGTCCATAATCTCTAGTTCCAGACATTTAATTCCTTATGTTAAATCAATATCTAAATCACCAGCGGGAACTCTAAACACATCACCAGTTGATATTGGTTTTTGTGTAGCTAAAGTTCCTACTGCATATAAGTTACCACTTGTTGAAGCATCTAATACACCAACTGCTACAACTGTTCCGTAACTTGCTGTTGCTGTTGAATATTCTACAGCTGCCGTGTTACTAGATTGACTTGCTGTTGTGGTAAAAGTAACTGTTTGTCTTGCATACCCTGTTCCAGAAGTTGAAACTTCAGTTCCGCCTGTTCCGTCATCACTTGGCGCTACAGTATATAGAGCCAAATAAAGTGTAGAAGCGGGAGTAAAAGTTGTCCCTGAAAAAGTGTGGGCAAGAATTTTGTTTTCCAAATAATCGCTAAAACTCATTTTTTATCTCCTTATTGTAATGCGGTTGCTTTCATTGTTAAAGTTGAATCGCCTACTCTTGCCTTTTGGTCTGCGATTGCTAGATCCCCAACTAATTTCTGATATATACTAGCCCATACAGGCAATCTTGCATCATCTACCAGGTAAGGAGCTGATTGCATTAATGTTCCATATAGATAAATATCAGGGCTACTATTTAAAAGCCAATTAGTAGCATTAGTTCCTGATAAAGCTGGGATTTTACTATAGTATGTTATTTCGCCTGTTAAGGTTGCTGTATCAGGAACGGGTAAAACCTCTAATTCCTGTCCTACTATTGTGTAAAATTTTGGTGTGCCGCCTGTAGTATATTTTGCTCTATACTTATCAAGTTGCTCATTTGTTATAAAATCTAAAGTTACAACAGGATTTGCTTCGACCACAAAATCAACTGTTTGTAACCAATCGGCTGGAACAGCACTATATTGCGAATCAATAGTAGCTGTTGCCCTTTTAATCATTTTTCTATTGCGTATTTCTCTATTAAATTGTGATTCTGCTAATGTAATAAAATCTGGGATAACTGTTGTTAAATCAGATCTATTTAACCAATCTGCTAATGATGACTTTAATTCTGTATAATTAGTTATTGCCATTAAACAGTTCCTTCCCTTGTTCTAAATGCTTTGTTATCTGGATCATTAAGCCATTTTTTTAATGCCTTTTGATCATCTAAAATTCCCTTCTCTTTTAAATCGTAATACACAACCATTGGAATTGATGCCACTTTAGACATAGTTCCGTATGGTGTTCTTTTATCAGTTTCGTTAAATTGATCTCTGTTTTCTTTTAAAATATCGCTAACATCTTGCTCTCTTGAAAGAACAAAATCATGTTTGCCTTCTCCAGATGTATCTTCTTCAAAAGTAAAATTATTAGAAATCTTACTTACATTATCGAAACTTATTAATCTTTTCTTTTCTGTCATTTTGTTTGAAGTGGCGGCCTAAAACCGCCACTCCTTTATTACTGATTAAATAACTTATGAAGTTGTTAAGTCAGCGCATACTCCAAGAGCAGCTTCGTTCTTAACTTTCAATCCATATTCACTTAATACCATGCGCTTTTCAGCATCACCGGTTTTCGCAAGATCAATCACTCTAATTGGTCTTAGGAAACAAGTTGAGTAAAACTCAGGATCTAGGACATATCCGTCCCTTTCTCTTTGGAATCTGTTAGGCACAATATTAATTGAGCCAAAGTCTGATACATAAATATCAGCAGCACCAATGATAACCCCAGCTTCAGGTTTTTTAACTTCATACCTATTAGCTGCAATACCTGAGAAACCAGACACAACAGTTTTGTTGTGAGGGCCAACCATAAGCATTGTTGGTGTGCCG